AAATAGAAAAGAATATTTTTATGCTGCCGTTCCATCTTGGAATGGAAACATCAAAGGTTTGGACATTTATAAAATTCCACAACCAGTTCCTGTTGATATTACTTACAATGTTAAAATTGTTTGTAATAGAATGAGAGAGTTAAATGAGTTTAACAAAAATGTGATTCAAACTTTTGCATCAAGACAAGCCTATAGACAAATCAATGGTCATTATATCCCAATCATTATGGGTACAATTTCCGATGAGTCGGTTGTTGAAGTGCAAAGAAGAAGATTTTACATCCAAAACTATGAATTCACAATGTTAGGGTTTTTATTGGATGAAGATGAGTTTGAAGTTGCACCTGCGGTTTCTCGTGTGTTTAATACTTTTGAAGTATCTGCTCAAACATCAAGACCAAAAAGAAAAAAATACCCCGAAAATATTGATGAATATAATTTGAGTGTTTCAATACCGAGTGGGTCAACACAAACTGACTTAATGGTTGATTATACAGGTGATTTTAATTTATTAACAAAAATAAATGTTACCAATTTTGATGTGTATATAAAACCACAAGGACAAGTAACTTTTGATTATTATGGTAGTGATGTTTCATTAATACAAGTCAATACCAACGATACTTTAAGACTTGTTTTGACAAGTAGACCCGATGATACATTACCTTCTACATTCAATTATGCAATCAAATTGTTTGGTGTGAATTATGATGTTCCACCACAACCAAATCCAAATGGGAACCCCCACTCATGATTCACCATAAATGTCTTTTTTAGTTTGACATTTTTCTTTAATCAAATTTTCCAAAAATCTATACATCTTAATACCGTGTTTTTCACAGTATTTCTTTAAAATATCGTGTGACTCTATTGATATCTTCAAATTCTTTATTTTCTTTTCCATAGGTAGAATAAAGGCAGAAAATAATCTGCCCATATTATAAATAGATGGCGTAAAGTAAAGTTTTTCTTAAATCTGTTAATATTTATCTATAAAATAAATAAAACTGAATAACTAAAACAAAATGGCAGTATCAAATAAAGTATTCGTATCTCCTGGTGTATACACATCAGAGAGAGACCTTAGCTTCGTAGCTCAAAGTGTGGGGGTAACCACTCTTGGTCTTGTTGGGGAGACATTAACAGGTCCGGCTTTCGAACCAATCTTCATTACAAATTATAATGATTTTGAATCATATTTCGGTGGAACCATCCCCGAAAAATTTGTAAACACTCAAATCCCAAAATATGAGTTGGCTTATATAGCAAAATCATACCTTCAACAATCTAACCAATTGTTTGTAACAAGGGTATTGGGTTTATCTGGTTATGATGCGGGTCCATCTTGGTCAATCACAACAATTGCCAATGTTGACGGAAGTACTGTGGGTCTAAGTGTATCAACAGGTACAACATATACGGTTAACTTTACTGGAACAACAGGTGGAACTGCAATTACATATTCAACAACTTTCCCATCTATAATCCAAACAGGAAATACTTACACACAATATAATGGTGGTGTATCAACAATTAATGAACAATTATATAATCAAATCCAAACAATAATTAATAACTCAGGAACTACTTCAGGAGATTCTGCTTACATTTTTGGAACTGTTGCAGATTCTGATTATAATTCGTTATTAACACCATATACTGCACAGACAAACGTTTATAATGTATCAGGACTTTCTGTTTCAGATGCTGACTTTACATCACCAAGTGATGATACTTGGTATTACGCAAACTTTGATATTACAACAGCAGATGCTTATACAGGATATTCTTTCTATAACGTAGTGTCATCAATGACTAGTTTAGGTTCGGGTTCTTATTCAGGTACTGTCACAGGTAAAACTTATACATACTCAGGTACTGCATATGAAGGTTGGAATGATGTTGTTGTTGCGACTTTCCGTTCAAGAGGTGTTTCGTTGTTTACATCAGACTATCATGGTCCACAATATCAAATTACAGGAACAACTGATGTTATTATAGATAATTCAGGTTCTTATTCAGGAATTTCTCAAAACCCATTCGCACAATTTGCGATTTCAGGTTATACTGACAACGCTGAAACACCAGCTTCGTTCTCGTTTGTTGCGTCTATGAATAGTAACGACACAAATTATATTACAAAAGTATTTGGTATTTCTAACTTCGGTAAAAATAGAGTTGAAACACCATTGTTTGTTGAAGAACAATTCCAAACAATGTTGACTTATGGTTATAACAAAGGTTACATCAGAGGTATTAACTCATCGTTAATTAGTTTACCAGGTTTAAGAAACCCTGTAACTACAGGTACAATTGCTAACTACTTGGAACAATACCAATCACCTGAATCACCGTGGGTTGTATCTGAACTTAATGGTTCTACAGTTGAAAGATTGTTTAAGTTTTATTCAATTGCTGATGGTAATAGCGCAAACACTCAAATTAAAATTTCAATCCAAAATATTTCATTTAACAACTTAAGTTTTGACATTGCGGTTCGTGATTTCTTTGATACAGACGCAAATCCTGTTGTTATAGAAAAATATACAAATTGTACTATGGACCCAACAAACAATAACTATGTTGGTGTTAAAGTTGGTACTAGTGATGGTGAATACTCATTAAATTCTAAGTACATTATGTTGGAGATGAATACTGAGGCAAATCCTGAAAGTGTACCTTGTGGTTTTGAAGGATATGTTATTAGAACATACGGTTCGGCAACTTCTCCATTCCCAGTTTATAAAGTGGCATACAACTTCCCAGGTGAAGTAATTTATAACCCACCATTTGGTATTGTTACAAACCCACCATTCTCATTTACAGGTTTTGATAATAAAACAGTATCTGGTGGTGATAAAGTAAGAAGTACTTATTTGGGTATTTCATCACAAATTGGTTATGACCCATTATTCTTTGAATATAAAGGTAAACAAAAACCTCTTGATTTATGTGTTGAAGGTGATGCATTACCTTGGAATACTGTAACTAAAGGATTCCACATGGATTCAGGAGCGACAGTTGTAAATATTGCTTATGGTACTACTTCAGGAACACCAGCATTTGATTGTGGTGTGGCTTCATTCCAATCTGACCCTGAAACACCTGCAAATCCATACTTCCAAATTCAAGCAAGAAAATTCACATTACTATTACAAGGTGGATTCGATGGTTGGGACATTTATAACGAAAGTAGAACAAATACAGATAGGTTTATATTAGGTGGTAGTGGATACCAAGCGGGAGCTTGTCCAACCACAAGATACCCTAACGCAACTGGATGGGGAGCGTTCAAACCAATCGCTATCAGTAACTTTACAGATTTCTCAAATACTGACTACTACGCATACTTGTTAGGTATTAATACTTTCGCAAACCCTGAAGCGGTTAACATAAATGTATTTGCAACACCTGGTATTGATTATGTTAATAACTCAAACTTGGTTGAGGATTCAATTTCTATGGTAACATTTGATAGAGCGGATTCAATCTACATTTGTACAACACCTGATACAGCAATGTTTGTACCAGTAACAAATATAGCTGATTTCATCTACCCAACAGAAGCGGTTAATAACTTAGATAATACAGGAATTGATTCTAACTACACAGCAACTTATTACCCATGGATTTTGGTAAGAGATACTGTAAATAACACACAAATTTACATACCACCAACAAATGAAGTTTGTAGAAACTTAGCGTTGACTGATAACATTTCATTCCCATGGTTCGCAACTGCGGGTTACACAAGAGGTTTGGTAAATGCTGTTAAAGCACGTAAGAAACTTACACAAGAAGATAGAGATACTTTGTATCAAGGTAGAATTAACCCTATCGCAACTTTCTCAGATGTTGGAACTGTAATTTGGGGTAACAAAACATTACAAATTGCTGACACAGCACTTAACAGAATTAACGTAAGAAGATTGTTATTACAAGCTCGTAAGTTGATTTCAGCGGTGGCGGTAAGATTGTTGTTTGAACAAAACGATGCTAAAGTAAGACAAGACTTCTTGGATTCGGTTAACCCTATCTTGGATGCTATTAGAAGAGACAGAGGTTTATATGATTTCCGTGTTACTGTAAGTAATTCACCTGAAGATTTAGATAGAAATACTATGACAGGTAAGATTTACTTGAAACCAACAAAAGCGTTGGAATTCATTGACATTGAATTCTTAATCACTCCAACAGGAGCATCATTTGAAAATATTTAATATTTAAATGATTAGAAAAAAAATACTAAACCCAACATCATCATTACTTGAAGGTTTTGATGATGTTGGTACGCCTGACATGAAATATTACGCCTTTGATTGGGACGATAATATCATGATGATGCCAACAAAAATTATTCTTAAAGATGAAAATGATAATGAAGTTGGTATGTCTACAGAAGATTTTGCGGAATATAGAAGTGAAATCGGTGTAGAACCATTTGATTACAAAGGTAGTACAATAGTTGGATATGCTGACGAACCTTTTCGTAATTTTAGAACTGGTGGTGATAAACAATTTAAAATTGATGCCATGAAAGGTAAACCAGGTCCCGCTTGGTCTGATTTTGTGGAAGCAATCAACAATGGGTCAATTTTTTCAATAATCACCGCACGTGGACACAACCCCGAGACACTTAAAGACGCAATTTATAATTTGATTATTTCTGACCACATGGGTATTAATAAAGATTTATTAATTAAGAATCTTAGAAAATTCCGTGACCTTTCAAATATGGAAGACAAATCAGATGTGGAATTAATAAAAGACTATATGGATATGAACAAATATTATCCCGTTAGTTTTGGTACAGACGCAGGAGCCGCCAACCCCGAGGAATTAAAAGTTCAAGCAATGAAAGAATTTATTTCATATGTAAAAGGACAGGCTAAAGAATTGGGTAAAAAACTATATGTTAAAGATGATGTGAAAAATAAGTTTGTACCTAGTATTGGTTTTTCAGATGATGACTTAAAGAATGTAGAAGTAATGAAGAAGCATTTTGAAGATGAACCAGTTTTAAAGACTTATTCTACTGCTGGAGGAACTAAAACTAGATACTAAACGATGATAATTTTTAAAAAATTAAAGTAAATACAAAAATTTTCAAACAACGAGTATTTATAGATAAATAAACTAAAACAAAAAAACTAAAAAGAATATACCATGGCTGATTTATTAATGAAAATGCCGGTTCCTTACGAACCAAAAAGAGCGAACCGATTTATACTTAGGTTTGACACAACTTTAGGTATTAATGAATGGTTCGTAGAATCATCAGGAAGACCAAGTATTGATATTAACCCTGTTGAGATACAATTTTTGAACACTTCTACATATGTAGCGGGTAGATTCAAATGGAATCCAATCTCAGTTAAATTCCGTGACCCAATTGGTCCATCAGCAACACAAGCTCTTATGGAGTGGGTTCGTTTACACGCTGAATCAGTTACAGGTCGTATGGGATATGCTGCGGGTTATAAAAAGAATGTTGACCTTGAAATGTTGGACCCAACAGGTGTTGTTGTGGAAAAATGGATTCTTGAACAATGTATGATTACAAAATCTGCTTGGGATGGTGTATCATATAGTGATGACAAATTAGCAGGATTAGACGTTACATTACAAATGGACCGTTGTATCTTAGTTTACTAATTTTGTATTTTATTTTATATTGATAAATTAATTTAATACGGTATATTTAACACAGGGTCTATTCCCTGTGTTTTTTTTTATGGACGAAAATTTATTACAATACGCACAACAAGAATTTAATTTACCACACGATGTGGTAAGATTACCATCTGAAGGTAAATTCTACAAATCAAAGAAAAAATCTGTTAAAGTTGGTTATTTGACAGCTGCAGATGAGAATGTCATCATGGGGTCAAATACCGATGACATGATTATGACATTAGTTCGTTCAAAATTGTACGAACCAGATTTGAAACCTGATGAAATGTTAAATGGTGATATTGAAGCAATTTTAATATTTTTAAGAAATACTTCTTTTGGACCTGAATATAAAATCAGTATTAATGACCCTGAGACTGGTAAGAAATTTTCTGCCGATATATTGTTGGACGAATTGGATTTTAGAAAACCATCAACCGACCCAAATGAAGATGGTACTTTTGATGTAGTATTACCAAAGTCACAAGCATCTGTTAAATTAAAACCACTTATATATAAAGAAATTCAAGAACTTAATAAAGTGGCTGACTCATATCCGGCTGGAAGGGTTGCACCAAGAGTTACAATGAAACTTCAAAAACAAATTTTATCTGTTAATGGTGATACATCACCATCAACAATTATTAAATTTATTGAAGGATTACCAATTATGGATTCAAAATTCATTAGAAAATTTATTGATGAAAATGAACCAAGATTAGAATTAACCAAAACAGTTATAGCCCCGTCAGGAAACAAGGTAGATGTTGAAATCGCCTTTGGGGTGGAGTTTTTTCGGGTTTTCTTCTGATTATAGGAAACATCAATTAGACGAATTTTTTATTCTGAGTAGAGATTTACACATGTCTTGGACAGACTTTCAAAAAATGCCCACGTATGCTCGTAGGTATATTGTAGACAAATTAATAGAATCTTATCAAAAATAAGATTTATTCTATTTATTAGAATATGCAAGCGGCTCCACCACCAAATAATCAACCAAATAACTCCAATGCTGCCTCACAGGCTCAAGCGGTTATTAATGATTTTACGGCAACTATCAATAGGGGTTATGACAGTTGGTTATCTAGAACCAAAGTTTTAGAACAATCTTTTTCTGATTTTACGGCAAAAATGGCTGGCACTTTTGGTCAAACCCAAATGGCCATTAAAGGTTTGACTGTTGAATTGGCTGTTGCGACACCATTAGTTACAGGTTTAGGTGGAAGTTTAACAGATGTTCAAAATATTCAAAAAGGAATTGCCGACAGTTTAAATACAAATGTAATAACTCTTGGTGAAACTGTTGGTGATTTATACGCTGCGGGTCAGGCGGTTGGAATTGATTCGGGTCAAATTGGTGATATGGTTAAAGGATTCCAAGATGCGGGAATTCAAACAGGAAATATTAAAGAAAATATTCAACTATCCGTTGATATTGCAAGAAAAGTTGGTGTTAACACAAGTGCGGTATTTGGACTTGTTAGAGACAATTTAAGTAATATAAATAAATATGGTTTTGAAAATGGTGTTGCTGGTTTAGCTAAAATGTCGGCACAAGCGGCTTCATTACGTATTAATATGAATGAAATTTTTGGATTTGCTGAAAGGGTATTCAATCCTGAAGGTGCCGTTGAAATGGTTTCCGCTTTCCAAAGGTTAGGTGTTGCTGCTGGTGATTTAGCGGACCCATTTAGATTAATGTATTTGGCATCTGAAGATACTGAAGAACTACAGAATCAAGTTGCTAAAATGACTGAAAAGTTTACATACTTTGATGAAAAAACAAAATCATTTAAAGTATTCCCTAATGCCAAACGTGATTTACGAGAAATTGAAAAAGAAACGGGTATAGCATATAATGATTTGGTGAAAATGTCTGAAGGTCAACAAAAGTTGAACATGATTAGAAGCGAATTCAAAACAAATGCTATTGACGAAGAATCCAAACAATTTATTGCAAATGTTGCTCAATACAACAAAGATAAGGGTGGATTTACAGTTAAAGTTGGGGGAATGGATAAATTAGTTTCTGAAATTAATCCAGCCGACCTTGATGAGATAAAAAAATCGCAAGAAACCGTTACTGTTGAAGATTTGGCAAAGGCTCAATTAAATCAAACAGAATTACAAACCGCCGCTTTAAATAAGTTAGTTGATAGTCTTGCCGCTCCCGTAGCTGGTTCAAAAGCCCCAAGAGAACTTAGAGAATTTGGTCGAGCTGTTACACAAGTCGGAATGACGGCAACTGACAAAACCCTTGGAAACCAAAGAGGGGCAATATCATCTATTGATAAGTTTTATGATGAAACAGGTAAAAGTGTTATTGATTTATTAAAAGGAGAGGGAAGCCCAGCAAAAATTGCTGAAATTTTCAAAAATGCGGGTATGGATGTACAACAAAGTTTTTCTAATATAAAACAATCAATTACAAGTATTGATTTTAAATCGGCAATCCAACCATATGTAAGTTCGGGTAATAAAATTGCTGAAGCCGCTGATTTGGCAGTAAAAGGACTTACTAATTTAGCCACAAGAGCCACAGCATCGGGAACAATTCCAAATAGAATTGAAACCAACCAAGCACAATCACCAATTAATCAAACAATAAAAGTTGAGGATATTAATTATAAAGGAGCAATTGAAATTAAAGTTACAACACCAAATGGAAGTACTAGTAATTTAACTGACACCCAAGTTTATGATTTATTTAAAAACGAAACATTTATTAAACAAATTAATAAAATGATTAGTGATGGTAGTGTTAAGGGTCCATACAGTGCCGTTCCAAACAATACTAGATAAATTTAATAAAAAATAAAGGTGCTTCTATTTATAGATGATACAACAACATGCCAAGTCGTTTAACTTTTAGTGCTACGAAATTAAAAAGGGATGAGTTACTTTTAAGAAACTTAAGACCTTACAATAAACCAGGTGTTTATACACCTGTAGGTAGCCCTGGTGTTAATGAATATATCAGAAGTGATTATTCAGTTATTGATTCCCCTGACGCATTAATTGATAGTGACCCATTTGCAGATAAATTATATACTAATAATGTGTTTGGACCTTTGGGTGGATACAACAAAGACATTAGTGGTTTAATTAATACACAACAAACATTATCAAATCAAGGTCCTTATACTCAAACACCACCATATACCGAAGCGTTACAATTGTATTCAGTATCGTTTCAAAAAAGACAATACATTAAGAATGTTTATTCGCCAGGAAACCAATACACCTATTATGACATGGGTGATGTTATTAAGGTACAGAAAAACGCCACTTATTGGGACCCACCGAGTTTTAGACCATCATCATATTCACCATATTCTGTTCTATTAGAAAAAGACCCCTTAGGTGATAATGGTCCTGCTAGTGATGACTCACAACTTGCTCAAATGGGGGTTAAAGGGGCAAGACAAGCTTTCCAATATAGAGTTGACCAAAATGTTAGAACACAAACATTAGGTAGAGTTAATATATTAAATGGTGTTCAAGACCCCGTTAATTTATCTTTAATTTTAGCAGGTAAAAAACCGTTAATTTATAGAGATTGGAAAATTACATCAGGTGGTGGAAATATTATATCGCAAGGACAAGATATAGTCCAACGTATCGCTGGATTTACATTACCATTTTCTCCAATACCGGGAAGTTATTACGAAGCCCGTGATATCAACTCAACCCAATCGGCAATTAAGGCGGCTGGAAATGGAAAACGTGGTGGGTTATTTGGATTATTTGGTTCAAGACCAACATCACCATCACAAGTATTTTTAGATTATACAGGTTCAGGTCAAAGAGCTCAATTGACTCAGAACTTAGATATGAACAGATTCCGTCCACAATACAATACGGGTGGAACAGGAATTTTATCGGCCCTTGGAAATGCTATTACAGGGGCAATTGCTAACAACGCCAGTCAAGGAACTTATTATGTAGGTAGTCCTGAAAGGGAACCTGGATATTTAACATCACCTCCTGGCCAAGTACCTATTGACCCATTCGGAGCTCAAGTATTGGCACCTGTTTATGGTCCTGATGTTTTAGGAAAAGAATATGAAGGTGTTGATAAAGATTTTAAATTTGGTTTAGCGGGTAAACCATTTGTTGATGACGGTAGTATTGTTGGTGGTTTTAGTTGGGTAAGTCAAAAATGGGCACCAAACGCTGGTAGGTATCAAAAACCTGGTGGAGATTACGGAACACAAGACCCGGCATATCCATCAATATCAAATCAATTTACATCAACTGAATCAGTAAACTATGAATTCAAACCAGGTTCAATTTTAGATGACACTCAAAGATTAATTGATTCACAACCAAATTCAGGAGCCAGATTTGGACACGTAGGTAACGCAATTAGCCAAACATCAAAAGTTTTCTTTGATGGTTATAAAGAAATTACAAAAGGTTCTCAGATTGTTAGATATTCTGATGGACAAGCCAATGTGGGTATTGAATATTGTCGTGTTTTTACCAAAGATACACCATATTATACTTTTAACAATTTACAAAAGAAAGACGGAAATATTCGTAAGTTTTCATATTCCGTAATGGACTCTACATTTAACATTAATATTGCACCTGAAAAAGGGGGTGATAGTGTTGTTAATGGTAGGGTTAAGAAATACATGTTCTCAATTGAGAACTTGGCTTGGAGAACAGGATATAGAGCTGGATATAGAGTTGACGATTTACCGGCTTGTGAAAAAGGACCTAACGGTGGTAGAGTAATGTGGTTTCCACCATATGATTTATCATTTACTGAGGATACAAGACCATCATTTAACGAAACTACTTTCTTAGGTAGACCCGAACCAATTTATACCTATAAAAACACTTCTCGTAGTGGTACATTGAAATGGAAGATGATTGTTGACCATCCATCAATTTTGAATCTTATTGTTAATAAGGTGTTAGCAAATGAAGGTGATAGACAAAAAGTGGATTCTATTGTTGATTCGTTTTTTGCTGGTTGTAAAAAATATGATTTATATGAACTTGCTAAAATTTATAATACAGTTCCATTAACCGATTTACAAGCTTGGCAAGAAATAATTACCAATCCAAACGCAACTAACACAAATATTGTTGACGCTTCAAGAGCAACCAATACAGTACCTACAAACTCATTACAAGATGGGGGAACAACAGATGATGCCACAGGAAACCCAACATTAAACGAATATAATGGTTTTGGGTTTTATTTTGACAATGACATACCAAGCCCAACATCGGTGGCTTTCCAAACAACATATGCTAATTATACATCAGCATCTAATAAACAAGTATATAATAACAACTCAAAAGACAAACAAGTTACAACTCAATTTTTTGATGGTGTTATTGAAGAAAACTATACAAGATTAAAAGAAATGGCTCAAAAAATGTATAATATTTTGAGTCAAAAACAAGCTTCTAGTATTTTAGTTACTTTGGAGGCAAGTGCATCACCATCGTCATCTATTGATTATAATGATAAGTTGTCTGTTAGAAGAGGTGAATCTGTGGTTGAATTCTTTAAGACTTATAGTTTTGGTGCAAATAATAATTCGTTAGGTCAATTTATTGGTTCAACATTAGTATTCAATACTATTGCAAAAGGAGAAGTTGCAAGTGTAACCCCAAGAGGTAAACAAAGTTACAGTACTTACGATTGTAAAGACGAAGCTCTTAATACTGAAAAGTATACAACAAGAGCAATGGCTTGTAGAACTGTATTATTAAAAAATGTTGAAATTAAACCAATTGAAAAGAACTCAGAACCAAGCTCAACAGCCACTGAAAATAGTGCTGCAAACAACGCCGCTGGAAAACCAAACACAGGACAAAAACCAGGTCAAACCAATACTGTTGTAAATCAACAACCACAAAAAGATTTATATAAAGGAGCTTCTAAAAAACTATTAAGATACTTGTTAAATGAGTGTGATTATTTTGAAGTTTTAAAGGCGGAAAATCCATTTATTTATGATTCAATTAAAGAAAAAATAAAATATTTCCAACCAGCGTTTCACTCAACAACACCTGAAGGATTAAACTCACGTTTAACTTTCTTACAACAATGTATGAGACCTGGTGAAACAATTCCAACTATTGGAACCAATGGTGAAAAACTTTATAATGATGCGTTAAACACATCATTTGGGGCACCACCAATTATGGTTTTACGTATTGGTGATTTTTATAATACCAAAATTGTTCCAACATCTTTAAGTTTTTCATACGATAAGACATTTGATATGAACCCTGAAGGTATCGGTTTCCAACCTATGATTGTTGATGTCAATTTAAGTTTTAATTTTGTTGGTGGGTCAGGATTGGCAGCACCAATTGACACATTACAAAATGCATTATCATTCAACTATTACGCTAATACTGAGATGTATGATGAAAGAGCCGAAGCAACTGAAGATACAAGTAAACTTGATAAACAAATTATCCAAGCCTTAACTCAAAATCCACCAACTGTTGGTGTTGCCAACATTCAAAATGATAAAACAAATGATGGTGGAAATACTATTGGTGTTTCAACATTTACAGGTTTAACGGATAGTGGACAAACAGGAACTATTGAATATGCAACATTTACCAACAAATTTGTTGATAAAACTAAAGCGTATTATAATGGTGTTATGAATACCATGAATAGTGCGTTATTAAACTATAATTATGGTATGTTGGCAATATTAAATTATGGTGGTGATAACCAAGGATATAATACGGGTTCGTTTAATTCTTCAACACCAACAGATACCGCAATTTATGGTAAACCAATTAATACCCAAAAATATGTTGACGAAGCATTTAAAGCATTGTTAAAAGATGTTGACGATGATAACTTACCAATATTCACATCAGGTGAATTTACAAAATCTGTAATTACAACAGCTCAAAAAAGATTGTTCAAGAAAAACTATTCAAATTTTGTTAAAACTTACAGAAGTAGTTTTTTAAATACAATTACCTCTGATGTAAATACTTTAACAGAACTACAACAAGATTATGTTTATAATGTTGATAGAATGAATTTTGTTGCTAGTGGAACTACAACAGGACATGACGGTAAATTAAATGATAAAAATATTGCAATTATTTATATAACAACGGGTCAAACAGAAACTGTTAATGGAACTCCAATAGATACTTTAACATCCCTTAGAAATGATTATACTTCTATAGCAACTAATAACAATCAATTTTTAACTGATTTAACCGCAGCACAATTATATGTAACTAGTTCCTATAAACCAAATGAACCTGGCGTTTTTACACCACCAACAGGATATGAATTTTTATCAACACCAGAAAAAACAAGAGAATATTTACTAATGTCGAGAGCCTTAACAATTGAATCTATAAAAGATAATTTTTTAAACGCATTACAAGAAGGTTTAGATGTTTATACAAAATTTGCGGTTGAATCATATTATTTTTCAGGTCCAAATTCTTTATATGTAGAATGGCCAAAATTAAATCAAACAGGCCTTGCTTTAATGACAACATTTCAAACAAATAGTACTGGTAAAAATTATGTTGATTATACACCACCATTTGGTACAACACAAAAAAGAGTTGTTGATTTTAGTGAAGATAGTGCAGCATCTGAAGACCTTAAAAAACAATTACAAAATCTTTACGCAAATAAAAACGATAGTTCAAGCATAAACCCATATAACTTCAAGAAAAAATTTAATTAATGGATGCTTATTATAACCGATACCAACCATTTTTGATTAATGGTGAACAAACAGTAGTTCCATTTATTCCACTACAGTCAAAGTCATCAGACCAAAGATACATCTACAGAACAGGGTTTAGTAGGTTAGATAAAGTATCTCAACAATATTACGGAACACCTTTTTTTGGTTGGTTAATATTACAAGGTAATCCTGAATATGGTGGGTTGGAATGGAATATTCCAAATAATGCAATATTGACAATCCCATATCCACTTATATCTTCATTACAAGATTATAAAAATGGTTTAGATAACTATTTCTTCTATTATGGCAGATAATTTTGGTACAACGGACAATATCTACATTGAATCCGATTATGATAACATATTTTTAATTGACCCAAACAAGGTTGAAAATAGTCTTGGTCAACCAATGGATAGACCAATCCATCATGAAGACCTTGTTATGTATGCAAACTTGGAAGCAAAAATGTTACCAAGAACAAAATTAGCCGTTGGTTCCGCACTAACAGATGCTGTACAAACAACACCAATTGCTTCTATTAATTTTTTAAGACCTGGTGGGAAAACAACACTAAATAACAATTATCTAAATGAAATTACGGGTTTAAATACTGTTGATGGTAAAGGTACTAATCAACCAAGTAAAACCAATGTACAACAACAAAACAAAAGTGATGATTTTTATATTAAACAAAACACAATTAACAGTGAAGACACTGGTTTATTAGGTATTGAAAGTATAAGAGTTAAGAATACAAGAAGTTTAACACCAACTGTTGAAATTGTGTTGATTGATGTTCAAGGTAGAGCCTTATTTGAAAAAGGTGAAAATTCTGAATACGCTTGTTTTTTTAATTTACCATATCCAACATTTTATTTAACATTAAAAGGGTTTTATGGTAAAGCAATAAGATACCAACTTATTTTAACAAACTTTTCAGCTGCGTTTGAGGGTAATACGGGAAACTACAGAATTAATTTAAAATTTTATTCTTACAAATATACAATTTTAGCAGAAACACAAGTTGGTGCTTTGTTTGCAGTACCATTCATGTATACAACGGATTATAGAATTAATAACACCGCTCCTAATTCGCCTGGTGTAAACGCCGCTCAAGTATCTAACGGAAATCCTGATGTTACAACATCTTCTGTGAGGGTAACGAAGGGTGGACAAACCATTAGAGATGTATACAAACGATACAAAGCTTTGGGTTTAATTTCTCCAAACCTTCCAGAACTTTCATTTCCTGAATTAAAAGCAAGGTTAGAAGCGTTAGAAAAAAACTTACAACAAAGTTTTGGACAAACTGATTTTACACCACTTTCTGATTGTGATACATATTTTAAATTATTAACAAGTCTAAGAGATAATGTGTTATCACCTAATGATGACACAAGTTGGTTTAAAAAATACATTGACCAAGAAAAAATATTTGTATTAAAACCTAGTGCTGTTGGTGGTAAGAATGGTGTACTTACTTACATTTATAATAATAACACTAGAGCTAGTTTACAATTACAAGTTAATGCATATTCCCAATTAAAACAATTAGTAGATGGGTATAAAGTTGATTTAGCTAAAAATAAAACACTAAGTGACCCTGGAACATTTACAATTGATGGTAAAAAACAAACATCAAAGGTAACTAAAATTAATAATTTAAACATACAACCAACAATTGTACCATCTGCAATACAACCACCATATGTTGCGACAGGTTTTTCTGTTGGAGAAATTAGGGGACTTCTTAGTTCTAACAGAGTCGTAAATAATTTAGTTAATTCTAGTTCTGATTTAGTTGGTTCGGATTCTGTTAGAAAAAGTTTAACTGATTTTAATATTGATTGGGCGGAAACATTTAAAATTAGATACAAAAGAGAGGCTCTTTCTCCTGAAGAAATTAATGAATTAGCAATTAAAGAATCAATATTTTTTCAACCATTTCCTGATAATACTGACGGTACTAGTATTCCACCAACGTATAATTTTGTTTTTGATGGACCTGGCAATTTTTCAGATATTATAGACAAAACATTTGAAGATTTATCTGGTCAAAAAGAAAAAATTGTTCTCGCTTTAAATGAATTTTTATCCAAAAAAATTGAAGGTAACGATGGTTTAGGATTTAAACCAACCATGAGAAATATTATGGCAATGATATTTGCGTCTGTTGAAGCTTTTTATAGATTAATGGATGATGTTCATAGTCAAGCTTGGAGTCAAAGGTTAAACCCAATCAGAAAAAATGCGGTGTTTGATAATACAAAATCTTCTGTTAGTACAGACAGTAAAAACTTAGTACAACAAACCGACCAAAACGCTTTAAAAGATATTCCCGTATATCCTTGGCCACAATATTTTGTTGAAACAAACAATGCTGATGGTGAAAGATTTGAGTTAAGGTATCCTGGTGACCCATCAGAAATATCAAGAACAAGAGGAAACAATTATGAAGTTTGGCCTGAAGTTCAATTTGTTGAAGAATATATGAAAGGATTGGCTCAAAGAGCTAGTATTGATTTGGGTCCAAATGGTAGTAATAATGAAGCCAATGTTATAAGTAGAATTACTGTAAACGGTATTGAATTCCCAACAACAAATATACCGTATAGTGATTATGATAGTGTTAAATTTATTTATGAAATTTACGAAAGAGTGTTATTAGCGTCATATTGGGATAGATTATCCACATCAGGTGCAAAACAATTATCAATATATAACACATTGTCTGATTTAGAAGTTTCAAATATAAGAACAGCTCTTAACTCAACAAGTCCAAGCTTAACTAAAATATTAAAAAACTTTGCTTTAACACCACAAAACTTCCCATTAATTCTTAGAAGTATTTCAAATGATGGGACGGGTTCTAGTTGGCAACAATTTATTAGAGGTGAATTTACTTCTGAGTATTTAAGAACAATTACGGAAAATGATTATGCGATTTTAAATGATTCGTTTATTAAATCAAAACCAACTACAAATAAGAATGTTCAGTCGTTAACAAATTTATCAAACTATATTAAATCAACATCATCAACACAAACAAACATAATGGATGTATATCCATTTGTTATTACTGATTGGCAAAATGAAAACTTAGCTGGTGTAAAAACATCTAAAGGTAATGTTTTTGATACCACAAAAAGTTTATTTTTAAATGATACCCAAAGATATATCACCAATTATGAAAGTGCTGATAGTTTAAACAACAATAGACCTTTTGTTAATAATTGTTTCCTTCAAACATTATCAACACCCAAACCAATATTATCCGTTGGTGGGTCGGGAAATATTACAGGAACTCCACCAACAGGAACTTTAGCCGCCTTTAACCAATTTTATAAAGACAGACGTTTAAATAATAGTTTCTTAGTAACTGAAGGACCAATAAATTACCAAGCCAAAACTGGAAACGTTGATGCCTTACAAACAACATCAATGTTGAATACCCCCTTCTTTATTAATGCCTTACAAGATGGTATTAATAAAGATAGAAACAATACAAATACAACACCATATGTTTTACCAGCATATTTGTTTTTAAATTCATTACCACTTGCTACATTAAGAGAGAAATATAAAAACATTACAACAGAAGATTCTACACCTTTAGATTATATATTTACTACTTTAACAAAATTTGGTGGTGTACATAAATTACCATATTCTTGGATTATAAAATATGGTTCTATTTGGCACCGTTACAAAACATATGTTGAAACAAATGTAGATATTTTGGATTCTGTTTGGAAAAATGTGAATGTTGCAAATCTTTATGACCCCGATGGTTCATCATTACAGAAACAATATACATTTACATCAATTAATGAAAATTATAATATTGTTGCTCAAGATACCATATCACAACCATCACTAACTTTAAAACAAGTACAAATGAATCTTGGATTTTATCCAAAGATGATTAATGACACATATTTTTTAGTTACTGGTCAAGAACTGTTAACGGGATATACAGATACAGATATACAAACCGCAATTAATCAAGGATTAGTTGTGGGGGCTATACCAAATGCTCAAATATCAACACAAAACGGATATAGTTCAACACCAAATCAAGTGTTGAAGTTTAACAATTTTTTTACAACATTTGAAACACAAAACTCACCAAAATTCAATTCAAGCCAACAATATAAAACTTTGTTGATGCCAAGTTTTGGTACTACATATAACCAAGTTATTGGTGAATGTTTTACGGAAACAATAACAGGATTAACACAAACACAAGAAGTTCAAAATAACAAGGCGGTGTTTAATGGTTCTGTTAGAACATTTTGGGCGGCACCAAATTTTGGATACTTTGAATTATCAAGTATTACAAAACCAAGTCCAAATGAATACATGAAAGAAGTTTATCCAAATTTGGAAATACAGGATGTGGTTAAATTTGGCCAGACGTATTCTAAGATTGATGATGTTTTTGGAACGTTTAAAACAGAAATTTTAGATTCGTTTGAAATTGAATTTTTAAATTTCTGTAAATCGTTTACGGATTTAACATCTGAAGATTTGGCAAACTCAAGTTATGCCAATAGAAACTTTCAAGGATTGATGTCACAAATGTTGTTAGTTCCAACAGTTACATTAACAGATACTCCGGACAAATATGTTGTTGATTGTGGAAATGCTCAATTAACACAAGCCAATACGGTAATACAATCTTTTGTGAATTATGATATTGTTTTTAAATACGGAAATCCAAGTAATTTTAATAGACGTGTCTTTGGTACATTTACAACTTTGAATACTACAAACTATAATAAAGTTGTTGACCCTTATCCATATAACGCATATGTTCAAAACAGTGTTCCTGTTACAAACGGAGCTGTAACACAAATAACCTTAGCACAGTCAAAAGCGGCATATCCAAACGCTTGGATTGCTATGGAAACGTATATTGGATTTGCAACAACAACAGGATTAACATACTCAAATTCAGGAAGTTATTATACTGACTTTTTCCCAACATTAAACGTAGAGTTTACTGAAGGAAATGTTAAAAACTTTGCACCACTTATCAAAATTTTTGGAACTCAAAAATCATTAAATAATGGTGTATATACAAGGGCGGATTTTACAACGGCAATAAATGATTTTTATACAAATAATGATGAGTATCTGAATTATGTTTTGGGTCAATTAATGTTTACGTTACAAAAAGAATTACCTGATTATACACAGACAACTGAAAAACCAATATTATCTGCAATTGACGGTATGCAACCCAAAATAGAACTTTGGGAAACATTTAAATCTTTTAACGACAAGTGGATTGCTGGAAGTGAATTTAAAGATAGAACATTATATCAAGATGTTATGTTTTTAGATAGGGCGAATAGAGATATTGGAGATAAAGTATTAGTTGATGTTTTTAAATTAAAAGATTTCTTTTCAGGAACCACATCACTTGATGCAAGAATTATTGATTTTGTAAGTAGGATTATTGCTGACAACCAATTCCAAATGATGCCATTACCGGCATATATGAATTTTTGGGGGGCGGGAGAAATTACTCAAGGAAATGCACCTAGACCTGAAAAATCTAATGATTTGGCAAACTCGTTATTTGGTACTTTTTTAGATGTTGATTACCGAGAGTCACAACCAAAATTTGTATGTTATTATGCAGGAAAACCAAGTGAGCATTTAGATATGAGAGAAAATGCCGATTACAGATGGAGAACGGATGCGTTTGATTTATCAAGAGCTTCAGATAACCCATTAGTTTCAGAACAAAAAAGTACAAAAACAGATTGGGCACAATCAAATAAAGTTGTTGGATTTAATGTTGATTTTGGAATTAGAAACCAAAGTGTCTTTTATAGTATTCAACTTGACCAAAATAATGCTGCGGCAACAACAGAAGCTAACCGAGTTATCACTGACATGGGTAACCAAGCTGGTGGTAGAAGAACAAACACTCAAAACGTTAGTTTGTATAATTTATATAAAAATAGAAGTTATGAGTGTAGGGTGGAGTCAATGGGAAATGCGATGATTCAACCTACAATGTATTTTAACTTAAGAAATGTACCAATGTTTAGAGGACCATATATGATTCAATCTGTTGAACATACAATTAGTGCTGGAGACTTTAAAACATTTTTTAGTGGTGTTAGGATGCCAATTTATTCATTACCATTAATAACAAAACAATTAGTTTCAATTAATGCTAATTTATTGGGACAATTAGTTCAGATATTAAAAAGACAAAAAGAAACTGAAGTCGCTTCAACACAACCAACAATAAATGTTATTACTATTGGTAATGGTA